GTAACCCTCTCTGGAGGTACTGCTAACGGAGTAGCGTATTTAAACGGCTCTAAGGTTGTTACAAGCGGTTCTGCGCTTACTTTTGATGGCTCAAGTTTGTCAAATACACGAGCGTCTGGGACTTTTGCTACTGGCTCTTTTATTACAAGTATTGGTAGCGTATCGGGCGTTTTTTCTGGTGATTCATCTCTTGGCGTAGTTTCAATTGGAAGCTACTCAAATCACCCTGTCGCTTTTTATCAAAACAACTCAGAAGCCATGCGCCTAACCAGCACAGGTCTGGGTATTGGTACAAGTAGTCCTGTTGGAAAGTTACAGGTATCTGGCGCTAACGATTCTAGAGTAGCACTAATTAATGGAGCGACAAAAGGCGTTCGTTTTAATATCGGTTCTTCTGGATCATCCATTGAAGGGGTTGACAATACTGGTACTGGGTCATTTCAGCCACTAACAGTTGGCGGATCAACTATAGCCTTTTCTATTTCTGGTAGTGATAAGGCACTTCTCGACTCCTCAGGCAATCTAGGCTTGGGAGTTACTCCTAGTGCTTGGGGAAGTATTTTTGCTGGTGGTGTATTTCAAGCAAAAAACGCATCGGTAATGGGATACTTAAATGCGGTTTATTTAGGTGCGAACTATTACGCAACAAATTCTTCTGATAATTACATTGCAACAGGATTTGCATCACGTTATCAACAAACAAGCGGTCAGCATCAATGGCTTATCGCCCCATCAGGCACAGCAGGAAACGCCATTACCTTTACTCAGGCAATGACTCTGGATGCTAGCGGTAACTTGGGTATTGGTACAACCTCTCCTAATCGCACTTTGGATGTGCGCGGCTTTATAAGTGCTTCTGATGGAACAACTAGAACAGAAATTGTGAACGGTAGCGGTGTTGGTTATTTTGGTACGGCAACCAATCACCCGCTTGCTTTCCAAACAAACAACACAGAACGTGCCCGTATAGACTCAAGCGGTAACTTGCTGGTGGGGGCTACTGCACCATATACAGCGGCGTTTACTGGCATCTCTGTTCAAGGCTTAACAAGTGGAACAGGTAATTTGTCTTTGGGTCTTAACAAGTCAGGAACTCCTCAAATTTTGAGTGGTGATGTTCTTGGCAACATCTATTTTTATGGTGTTGATAATGACATAACTGCTGGCAACAATAATATTGGCGCAAGAATTGCATCAATTGCAACGACAGATTGGACAACAGACGGCACAACGTCAAATGCCGCACTTGTTTTTTATACACATGGAACTACGTCTGGCGCACCAGAAGAACGTGCCCGTATAACATCAGGCGGTGACTTGCTGGTGGGGACTACTACTTTTGCAAGCGGTCAAAATGGTGTTTTACTCAGAGGTACTAGCGGTGGTGCAACTGATGAAGTTCTACAAGTTAGAACGTCTGGCACAGGGAGTAAATTTAATACAGCTTTTTACAACGATAACGGGCGTGTTGGTTCAATCGATACAAACGGTTCATCTACCTCCTTCTCTACTTCTTCAGACTACCGCTTAAAGCATGACATCGCCCCAATGACAGGCGCATTGGCAAAGGTAGCATTGCTTAAACCTTGCACTTACAAATGGAATGTTAATGGCTCTGATGGCGAAGGCTTCATTGCTCACGAGTTGGCTAAAGTTGTGCCTCAATGCGTAACTGGTGAAAAAGATGCTATTGACGCTGATGGAAAACCAAAGTACCAAGGCATTGATGTATCTTTCTTGGTAGCCACACTCACAGCCGCCATCCAAGAACAACAAGCAATCATTGAATCACTCAAGGCACGTTTAGATGCCGCTAATCTTTAACCTAAAGGAAAATCATGGCTATTTCTTATAACTGGTCAATCAATCAAATGGACAGACTTACCTCTGATGGTTTTGTCGTTACTGTTCATTACAATGTTTCCGCAACAGATGGTGACTATTCAGCATCTACTTATGGCACTTGTGGCTATACCCAAGAGAGTGAAACCTTTGTTCCTTATGACGACTTAACTCAAGAAATGGTTGTTGGTTGGGTTCAAACATCTTTGGGTAAAGATACTGTAGAAGCCTCTTTGCAAAGCCAAATTGATGCACAGAAGAATCCTGTTCAACAGTCTGGTCTGCCTTGGTAAAACGAGAAGCCATCACTCGATCTTGATGGCACATTAAAGGAAAATCATGGCAAACACGAAAACGCCTGTGACTATCGATGGAATTGAATATCAATTTGAGCAAATGACACAAGAGCAACAAACTCTAGTCAACCATGTGGCAGATTTAGACCGAAAACTAGGTTCTGCTAGGTTTTCTATTGACCAATTGCAGGTAGGCAGGGACGCCTTCTTTAAGATGCTTAAAGAATCCCTAGAAGTAGTTACTGATGTAGAGCCAAAATGAGTCCAGAACTTGAAAAGTACTACTCCGATCGCTTTGATATGTTTTCACAGCAGGGGTGGATAGATTTAATGCAAGATGTAGACAAAATGCTTGAATCTATGAATAATGTCTCTACCATTTCTGACGAAAAAAGTCTACAATTTCGCAAAGGTGAGATTTCTATGCTAGTTTGGCTACAAACCCTGAAATGGGTTAGTGAAAGAGCATACGAGGACTTAAATGAGAAGAATGTTTGAATTTGCTTGCGAATGCGGGCAGCGCACTGAGGCTCTGGTGATTTATGAGGTCTCCAGTATTCAGTGTGGATGCGGTGGGGTAGCCCATCGTATCGTAAGCGCACCTAACTTTAACTTAGAAGGTTGGTCTGGTCACTTCCCGTCCTCTTATGGGCGGTTTGAGGCTAAACACATTGATAAGTTAAAGGCAGAGCGCAAAGCCAACTCATAAGCGTAAAGCCGAGTTGATTATCCTACAACCATTTTGGCAGGAACAAAAATATGCTGATTGATGATGAAAAAGAGCCGCTAGGCGAACTCGAAGTAGAAGAGTCTAAAACTGAACTTCCTGAGAAATACAGGGCAAAAAGTCTAGAAGAGATAGTACGGATGCACCAAGAGGCTGAAAAGCTTATTGGTAAGCAAGCCCAAGAGGTTGGCGAAGTCCGTAAATTGGCTGATGAGTTGCTCAAGCAGAACCTCGGATCAAAACAACAGCAAGTTGAGGAAGAACCTGAAGTTGATTTTTTTGAGAACCCTCAGAAAGCAGTTCAGAATACGATTGATAGACATCCTGATGTACTTGCGGCTAGACAAGCTGGTCAAGAGTTCAAAAGGATGCAGATTCAGCAGAAGTTAGCGCAGGATCACCCTGATTACTCCCAAGTAGTCAATGATTCCGAGTTCCAAAACTGGGTGAAATCTTCACCTGTACGCTTGGGACTTTATGCAAAGGCTGATGGTGATTTTGACTATGATTCGGCTAATGAATTGTTGTCTACCTTCAAACAATTGCGTGGTATTAAAGCTAAAGAGTCTGAACAAGCGGGTAACGCACAGAGGACAAAGAGCATGAAAGCCGCACAAGTTGATGTAGGTGGCTCTGGAGAGAGTTCAAAGAGAGTCTATCGAAGGAGTGACCTCATTCGTCTCAAGATGACTGACCCACAGAGATATGAAACATTGAGTGATGAAATCATGCAAGCGTACTCTGAAGGTCGTGTTCGATAATTTAACTTAGGAAATTTAATCATGGCTAATACCGCATTTTCCCCAACAAATAGTGTAACCACTACCTCCGCAGCCGCATTTATTCCAGAGATTTGGAGTGATGAAATTGTTGCCGCCTATAAAAAGAACCTCGTTTTGGCCAATTTGGTCAAGAAGATGTCTTTCAAAGGCAAAAAGGGTGACACTGTTAACATTCCTAGCCCTGCTCGTGGTTCTGCTTCTGCAAAAGCCGCTACTGATGCAGTGACTTTGATCGCTAACAGCGAAACCAACATTCAAGTGTTGATCAACAACCACTATGAGTACTCACGCTTGATCGAAGACATCGTTGAAGTGCAAGCCCTGACATCACTGCGTTCTTTCTACACAGAAGACGCTGGTTATGCTTTGGCTCGTCGTATCGACACCGATCTGGTTCGTTTGGGTCGTGCTTTCAATGGCGCTACAGTTGGTACTGATGACTATGCTACTAGCAACACTACTACCAAAGCCTTTGTTGGTTCTGATGGTACTACTGCTTACAACAGCACATCTTCTAACGCTGCCGCTTTGACTGATGCCGCTATTCGTCGCACCATTCAGCGTTTGGACGACAACGACATTCCTATGGATGGTCGTTTCTTCCTGATCCCACCCTCAAGCCGTAACACTTTGATGGGTT